CGCCATCTGCTCCCTCGTTCATCGCAATAGTTGCCGCACGCACGGCATCTGTACCAAATATTGTTTTGAGAGCCTGTTGTTGTTGCTGTTCTGTTAAACCACTCAAGCTATTTTTTAACACTTGAGAGATTTCAGCAAATGATTTCACTTTACCTTCGGCCGTAAAGAACTGGTTCGCTCCATCAGCAGTTATGATCCCGAGTTCTCTCATCATATTCGTTTGCGCCTTAGTTTGTGGCTGCAAATTCATCAGCATTGTCTTGAGAGATGTGCCGGCATCAGAGCCTTTAAGACCATTTTGTGCAAATACAGCCAAAGCGTTGGTTGTATCTCTAAAAGAGAGCCCTAAACCGCTAGCCACAGGGGCAACTGCTGAAAGACCATATTTCAATTCATGTACATCTGTAGCAGATGCATTTGCTGCGCCCGCTAATTGATTAGCTGCGTCAACTACTGAAAGATTATCTTTTTTAAATGCATTTAATGCTGTAGATGCTATTTCTGCGGCTTCTTTTAAGTCAAGCTCCCCAGCTGTTGCTAAGTTCAAAGCACCTGTCAAACCACCATCTAAAATATCTTTGGTAGACACACCAGCTTTCGCTAACTCCTCAATAGCATCCGCTGCCTCGGTAGCAGAGAACGCTGTATCAGCACCGGCTTTAATTGCTGCATCGTGAAATTGCTTCATCACATCAGCGCTAGATCCAGTAACAGCTTTGATGCTACTCATACGAGCTTCAAAGTCGGCTGACTTGGTAATCGCTCCGCCTATCGCATTTTTTATAAAATTGAATCCTGCATAAGCTGCAGAAATGCCAAGAGCGGTTTTGATTAGATTACTAGTCGCAGATGCCGCTTTATTAGTGTGATTAACAATTCCAGTTAAGGCATTAGCAGCTTTGTTTCCAGCTTGTTGAAAAGCATTACCTAAACCACTTGTGATTTTTCCGGATAAGGAGCTTATTTTTCCAATAAGCTTCCCGCCTAAAGAATTGCTAACTTGGTTTGTGAAATTATTTACTTTTCCTAAAGCGGAATTAAAAGCGTTTCCGATAGCGTTGCCAACCGAAGACATTTTACTGGTAATCGGAGACAAGGCGCTAGATACTTTAGAACTCAAACCAGCAAACGCTTGCCCTATTTTATTTAGTCCCGCTTGTATGGGTTCGGGCAGGCGTTGGCCGATATTGGATGCGATACGTTGGATTTCACCCAAAGCGATATTTAGACCGCCTTTGATGCCTTGACCGATTTTCTGGCCAATGGTCGAGTTAGATTTTGCTAGTTGGTTCATCAATTGACCGATTTTTTGGATCATCTGATTAGAGCTATTGACTGCAGCTTTCTGAGCATCATCAAAAGCTTTCTTAGTAGTGGCTATGACATCATTCATAGCTTTTTCGTAATCCTTAGTATCGGCTCCGATAAACGCAAAAATCGAACCATCATAAGACATGCATCCACCTCCTTATTACTTATTTAATTTCTATTCGCGAACATCTGGCTTGCTCTCTCAAGCATGGCCACGAATTCCCCTTTTTTCTTTATTTCTTGTTTTGTAGGCTTATTAAAAGCTTTACGAACTTTCTCTTTATCCTTCTTTTTGCTAAGTTTCTTAGCATCCATTTTCTTAGCGTTGAGCGTGTAGCGCATTTCAACTGCTAGGCCTGATAGAGCTTCGCGCATTTCTATCTGCTTGTAGTACAGCCCCTCTTGGATAGCTTCCAGTTCCCATTTATTGCAGTTCAAAATTGTTTCTTGGTCTGTAAGACCAAGTTTTGCACACTCTGTTAAGACACTGCGTTTTCCATCTTGCCAATAATTTCTGAAATTGCTTTGACTTGAGCCTTTGCTGTTGGATCGTCCTCTTTCGCCTGGCTCTCTGCCAACTCCTTGCCAAGTTTCATGTTGTCGATATATTTCAAAATCTTCTTTTTGAAAAAACCGGATTGTACCATCTCTTCTTGGATTTCTTCAAACAAAACCTCTTGTGGGTCGTCAGCTTCTGAGCGCTCGAAGTATTCCTCAATAGCTGCCAAAGCTTCATCTTCAGACACTGCTTTGCCTTTTTTACTTCCGCAAAATTGGATTAAGTCAACAATTCCTTGGTCGTCGCGATTGACGATTTTGAAAAAGAGAGCTCCAACCCCATTATTCGATGATTGGCCGTTTTCGTCTTTTGTTGCTAATTCTTTATCAATTTTAAACATCAAGCGATAGTCGAATTTGATTTCGATAAGTTTGTTTCCGATTCTGAATTCCATGTTTGATTTTTTCTCCTTTTATACAAAAATAAAAAGGCGACCTATAAAAGCCACCTTTTCTCTATTAGCGTTGGATGTTGTCGTAGTCGCCCGTTGTCTCGCCCGGATTTTGGTAAGCGTAGATGTTGTTCAACACAGCCAATTCCTCAGCAGAAAGCGGGAATTTACCATCTTGCAATCGCCCTACAACGCCAGCAGTGTATGAAAGCTCAACAAATTCTTCAACGCCGTCGTTGAATTCGACATCATCAGTGATTTTAGCATATCCAAACTTAGCAGGATAAACATCTTTTTTATTCGGTTCTTCACCGGTTTGTGTCTTGACGCTTTCATCGACAACGACACGCCAAATTTTGATTGACTCTCCTGTCGCTTGTGCATCTAAAATTACTTTTACTGACGGATCCATCGGCGCGAAGTATTGAGTTAATTCGATTGAGTGTTCGTCACTTGATTTCTCAAGCAAACGACCTTGTTGTGTTTGCTCGTCTTGGTATTCGCCGCCAAGTGTAGTTGTTCCGTCTGTACGATAAGCTGGAAGCAATGCCCCCTCGCCTTTTTCATCATGGATCGATTGAATGAAGTAAAATACTTTCTTACCAACAATAGGTTTAGCTGTAGTAATCTTTACTTGTCCTTTTTCAGCCATTTAGGACCTCCTTAATTAAAGTATTGTCTCGGTCAATTTAATTACGATATGATAGACCTCTCGACCGACTGAGTTGTCCATCAATATACTTGATGTCGTCCGTGTGTTGCGACCTAATAGCCGGATAGCTTGAGATTTGATATTTTCTGCATAGGCTCTACTCTTGTTTCCAGATAGATATATATCAATTTGAATAGTGCTATCTTCGATTATCAGTCCCGTCTGCGCTGTTTTTGATGTGTCGGATATAATACCACCCACAACAAGAAACGGCTCTGCTACGGATGTGTCAGGTAGCTTAAAATGGATTGGAAAATCTAAGGGCTCCAACCGTTTTCTTAAGTCTTTTAACAATTTAGTTGTTGGTAAATCCATGATCACCTACTTTCCAAATATCTTATTCAGGTTTTTCATCAATTTTGGATGTTCCTCTTTCAATGCTGGTTCCATGAACGGTTGGGCTATCATCTTGCGAGTTCCGAGCTCGACATACACAGAATATTCGGCTGGAGAAATGACTTTATATCCTAGCAAACTTGCTTGCATGCTATAGATGTTATCACTTAACCAACCTGTATCCCAAGGCGCATATAACTTAGAAGCTTTTTCGACTCTTAAACTAGAGCGATTTAGTTCTTTGTTAACAATAACCTTAGAATATCGACTTTTCTTGTTAGTCATTCGTATAAATCTATCAAGACCTTTTACTTTGTAGCTAAGACTCATAGATAAATCACCGTGCTATTTTTGTGATGTTTCTTGCCTTTGATAGCCCGACGCTTGCCATTATAAATGACTTCTGAAAAATCTTGATGAATACCTTGTAAATGCAACTTAAAACTGTCTAGATTGTACTTTCCAAAGATTCCCATCTGTTCATTGTTGGTTAGCGTCCCACGCTGGCAAGGCAACGGACCAATTTGTTCTGTTGTAACGTCGTCTTCGAGCTCGTCTTCAGGAGCGGTTTCTCTGATTAAAATGACTCTGTCGTTGTAAATCACTTTCCCCCTCCTTATTAGATAAAACGTGCAATTCCTCGCGCTTGCCTTTTTGTAGCTAAAGAAATAAGGGTTTGCTTATCATCTTCAGACAAATAACTATCTTCCCATGTAAACGCCCTTCCTTCCTCGCTATCAGCCTTAGCGCCTTCAGAATTCAGCTTGTTAAATCGTTTGATAGCCACATCACGGACGATGTAGGCTGCATTGTTTGGAATTTCCGTAATTGATGTTTCAGAGTAGCGATTGACAAAGGCAAGGATGCGCTCCGTGCTTTCTTTGATGGTCAAATTCAGCAAGTCATCCTGCGCAGTATCGCTTACCCCTTTTAATAATTTGATTTCTTTCAAAATCTTATCCGTATCAATCGCTGCCATTTATTAGCCTCCTGGCACTACCGCTGGTTTTTCGATAGTTGTTTCCACGACACCTTGAGGGATTTCTGCAAAAAGTACGTTAGCACCAAAGAATACAGATTCATAAGTGAGGTTTTTCAAAGCACGGTCGCGAGCAACTGCAATCAAACCAGTTTCATCTGTAAAGTCCGCAAACAATCCACCGAGATCTCCAGAAGCTACGTTCAAGTTAGCAAACACAAGGTTTTCGATTGCTGTTGTATAAATCTTGCCTTCTGGCACACCGTTCATCACAATCACGTTTTGCATACCCAAGAAATTCTTAAGCAAAGTCATGCCGAAGACGTTCGAAGCGTCAGCGCCTACACCAGCATTTCCAAGGTATTCAGCAGCATCAACCGGATTCACAAAAGTAACGATTGGAGATCCTTCGAATTCGTTGAATGTTGCAATCTTAGCCCACGCTTGAGCAAGCGCACCTTGCAAGCCTTTACCCTTGTTCTTTGTCGGGTTGGTTTTTAAGAATGTGAAGAACTGCTCCTTGATTCCGTTTTGGATTTCGCGCATCAAACGTGTATCAGCTTCTGTGATAGCAACAGATGCACCATGGCGTGCGATTGCTTCAGCAGATACAGAACGACGTTTCTTGAACCACGCTACTTCGTAAGCATCTGCTTTAGCGCGTACCATTTGAGAAAGTGGAATGTCTTCCCCTTCGCCCGGATTTGTCGCATTTACGTCGGCAGTCCACTTGTAAGTTTGGATTTTGAGGTCGTTTGTTAGTTCTTGACGACGGCTAACCCCCAAAAGAGTCAGTAGGTCGTTGATGTTTTTAGAAAACTTGTTGACAAAATCAATGGACTTGATTTCGCCCAAGTTAGCCATAGTAGTTAGTTTTTGTTCAGCCATATTCTAGCCCTTTCTAAAAAGATTAATATTTTCAGCAATCGCAGCTTGACGTTTGTCAGTATCTTCAATTGCCATAATTTGTTCTTTCGTGATTCCTGTAGTAGTACCACGACGAGGCGCGCTTTGAACCAGTCGTTCGTTTACGCGCTTTTCAACTTCACTATCAAATACATCACGTAAAGACGTGATTTTAGCTTTTACTTCTTCAGCGGTTGGAGCTAGCACATGATCTAAAAATTCTTGTGGCAAGCCTTCGTCTGACAAGAGTGATTGTGTCGCTAACTTCATTTCCCGTTCAGCAATAACCTGTTCACGCTTTTCTAATTCAGCGATTCGTTTCGCTTCTTCTTCTCTAGCGCGTTCATCCTTGGTTAGCTTGGCTAGTCGTTCACCTTCGCTTTTAGCTTGTTCAAGCGCCGTTGCTTGTTCAGCTTCCCACTTTGTGCGTTCAGCAGCTAACATTTTGCCGATTTCAGCACGGGTAAAAGTTCGTTCGTGCTTTTCGCTATCTGCATTTGATTCTACATCTACTGTTTTCTCATTCTGAGCGTCGACGGTCTCAGTTTGATCCACAGTCGTAGTATTTCCGTTGATTTCTTCTGACATAATTGTCCTCCAGCGATTACGTCGCCACTCGCTAATCTCGTTTTACGCCCGGCGGCGAAACAGTACAGCTTTTAAAGTCTTCAGCACAGTTTGGACAAAAAGAAAACCAGTCAATCCGACTGGTTTGAATTATGCAATTAAGAAGCAGTCTGTTCCTGCCAGTCAAGATGTTGGATCACCTCCTAGATTTAGCAATTGACTCTTTAATTCCTCTGATTAAAACATCGATGACTGCATAACCGAAAATTAATAATACAATCAGTACGATGACACCCGCTGTTATAGATACCAAATTCCAAATAAACATTTTATCTCCTTTCTGATTCATAAGAAAAGCACCTAGATTATTCTAAGTGCTTAAGTAATGAATTGCATTTTTATATTTCTTGACACGCTCGTAGTCTGTGTTAGTGACAGATTTCAAACGTGATAAATCTGAGTTATGTTTCAAATC